TCAGTTCAAGAGTGCATCAGAAGTGACCGAGATGAAGAAACGTACGGCGGTAAACCAGTATTACCGAAATTATCCTCAGTCGCAGAAAGCGGCGTATGCGAGCACGTATACGACGTTTGCAGCGGGTGCAAGCTACAATGTTCAGAAGGGAGCCCGAGGAGTCTCGTGGAGCCCCACATGCTGCGTGAACACCAACGGATTTGTCCTTGCCAACAACTCTATTCTCTCTCCTGGTGGCGAGAAGAAGACACTCAACATGAATGTTGCCTCTGATGCCTTCATCAATAATCCTCAGTAAAAGGCCACACCAGGAGCCTCTGAACTTTCCTTCATTTTTGGGATTTTCGTGTACTGCGAAAAGCGGTCCATAAACGGAATGGGAGGAATAGGATACAGTTCTGTAATCGAATTACTCTTTGTCATCGCCCGCGCAATTACCTTACGTGTCTGCGCCCCAATCCAGTCGTATCCGAAGCGTACGCTCATATACGAGTGAATCAGAACTGCGATAACGAGAATGCCAATAAGGATATACGGAAGGTTCTTATACATTATTCATACCGTATAACATAATATAGCACGGCATGCCAGGCGGCCTCGTCCAACTCACTGGCTTCGGTGCCCAGAATGTATTTTTGAATGGTAACCCGTCGATGACCTATTTTACGAAGATGTATAAGCGCCATACCAACTTTGCGATGGAGCATTTTCACCTTCCGCCGACGAACGTTACCGATACCAATCTGCCGATTGCAGGGAACAAGATGTTCCGTTTCAAGGTTCCTCGCTACGCCGATCTCCTCCACGACTGTTACCTGTGTGTTGATATTCCTGATATTTGGTCTCCGCTTGTCGAGATAGATTCCACAACACATCTTGCGAAAGAGTTTCAGTTTCAGTGGATTCGTAATCTTGGATACAATATGATTCAACAGGCTACGGTCACGCTCAACGGAACCCCCGTAGTCACTATGACGGGAGAGTGGATGAAGATTGCGAGTTACCTGAAACACGATGCCACAAAGCGCGCAATTATCGATAAGATGGTGGGGAATACACCTGATATGTATGATCCTGCAAACTCCCCTGGTCTCTTTAACCAGTATCCAAACGCTATCAATGTCGATGGAGTCAACCCTCCAGCCCCATCTATTCGGGGTCGTCAACTCAATATCCCCCTGCCGTTCTGGTTCTGTGAGGAGATTGGTCAGTCGCTTCCCCTCGTCTCCCTTGTGCAGACTGAGGTAGAGATACAGATCACGTTCAACAATATTTACAACCTATTCACCATTATAAACTTAAATTACAACCAACCATATGATCCAACCTACCTTACACGGGTAGTTGGAAACCCTGCAGATACTTTCCGTGGAATGCAGAACTTCCTTTCCTACCCCGATCTCCAGGGAAATCCTACGAACACATCTCTCCAGAACTGGAATTTTAACCCCTACATTGAAGCCAACTACATTTTCCTTACGGACACTGAGCGCGCTCATGTTGCTGCCTACGAGAAATCATTTTTGGTCACCCAGGTGCGGTATATGAAAAACAATAATCAGTATGGCTACAATGATATTCCCATTCCAATGTATAATTTGTGCACTCGTATTGTCTCCCTCTTCCAGCGCCAGGATCGTATTCTGGTAAATGACTGGGACAATTACACGAACTGGGATAATATTTACTATCCACCCGTAAACCCTTCCGTTCTTCCCTCAAATGTATATTCTCCCGTTCCTCCGTCCCAGTTTTATTCATCTGGTATCCAGTTGGCAAACAATATGAACATGCAGGATATCATGCAGGAGGGAACAGTAGTTCTTGACGGAACCCAGCGTGAAAATACAAAGAACACAAACTTCTTCCGTCTCATACAGAATTATAAGTTCTCGAAGGGAGACACCACCTCTCTTCCTGGTATTAATCTCTACTCTTTCTCGCTCGATCCTAATACGATTACGCAGCCATCGGGAACTCTCAACGGATCCATGTTCAATCGCACGAATCTCCAGTACACACTGTTGGTTCCACCGACGATCACAACCATCTATGATAGTTCGGGACAGCTTGTACCAATTACAAGCCCTGCTGCGGTCTGTATCGTGAAGGAAACAGCGTTTAACCCTGTTCCTACACTTGTCCCAGTGGGCGCAACAGTCTCGCCAGGTCCAGGTATTCCTCCCCTTCTTCAGGCAGGACAGACGCTCACAATTATTCCGCCTTCTACACAGTACCCTCTCCAGTATGGTGCCTATTCGTCTATCATCTACATTGAATCCTACAACTTTCTCAAGGTTACAAATGGACAGGGTAATCTCGTGTTCTCTACATAATAATAAGAAGAATGAACACCGACGACCCAGTCGCCGACGTCACCCCCGAAGAGACTGCGGATCCTATTCACAAGCCAGCTATTTCATCGGCCAGCAGCTATCTGGGATACACTCTTGTTCTCATCCTTCTCCTCATCTACTCCCGTGCGGGGTGGTATGCGGTGGAAACCATTGTGTTCAGCAAGTTTCCAATTATGAAACCGTATGCTAACATGTTTCTACTTGTCTGGTTTATCCCGATTCTTGGACTGCTTGCATCCATTGTGGTTCCTTCAGCGGGTGGAATGTTCGGTTGGGCCATTGCTACCGCTGTATTTGCAGGAATTCCGTTGTTTGGCGCTTTTATTTATATCCTTCTTTTCGGCCTTCCGCCCGAGACGTACGAATATGTGGCAGGATTCTTCAAGTAGGAATAGGCGTAGCATCCTCTACCACCTCCTTTTTGAGTAGAGGATTTGACGATTCTAGTGTCAAGAGTTCATCCATTGCCTGCTTGGGGTCCTCAAAATTACGGAATAGAATCTGGTTGACTTCGGCAGGACTCCACTTCTCGTCCATCTCAGGATGCGACCACAGTTCATGGTCAACATCCGTGATATCGTAGAATCCCTCTACCATCTCACGGAGAACTGTGCGAGAACACTTCTTGAAATGAATGATCATATCAATACGGCCTGGACGAATCAGGGCACGATCAAAGCGCTCGGGGAAATTTGACGTAAAGACCAAGATGCGACCAGACGACTCGAGGGTACCATCTAGGAGATTTAGGAGGAAGGAGAGATCGATAGGATCCTTGATAATATCATCATCCATCTCAGGAGCAAACGGATCCTTGGGAGCCACCGAAGCAGGTTCGGGGCGCTTCCATTCGCGCTTCAGGAGAACATCACCCATCGCATCGGCGTCCTCAATAATATACAGACGCTCAGAAATAGGGATGGTATACTTCTCCAGAACTGTGCCATTGAACACATGAATATCATCGCTGAAAAACAGATGACGAAGCTGAGTCTTTGTCTTGATTTCTGACAGCTGGATATTGATCGGGTGACGACGAGCAACATTGGCAATGGCCTTAATTTCCGACGTCTTCCCCGTACCAGGGTCTCCATGAAACAGGAAGCCCAGAGTATATGGAATACCCTTCTTTTCATACCACGAGCGCTTCTCCAGGAAAAAATTGACACGCTTCTTGACGATCGGCTGTTCCTCAAAATAAACATTCTCAAACGTGCGTGTCGTGGAAAACTTGTGCTTCGTATACACCAGGAAATTCTGGGGAAGGGGATTCTGGTTCGAGCGCTTCTTCTTTCCCTCCACGATTTGGTCAAAGAAGTAAAGATCATTCCCGAGTTTATTCAGCATGCGACGCTCATAATCCTGATTGCACGAATCCACAAATTTCTGCAGCGTTTGGATCGGGCGATCGTAGGAAATCAACTGGAACTTAATATTCTTAATATTTCCATCGTCGACATCCACATGTGTGAGACGGAAATAGATATCCTCGTCCAGTCGAACCTCCTCGAACTCGTAGGGAAGGTAATCGTGATTGGCAATAGACAGAAGCCGCTTGGTGTTGGGAGAGCAGGAGACAAAGTGAATGACGGCGTCCATGCGAGTCAGGAAAGCAGGAACAGTGGCGCCCTTATTATTCTGCGGCGGCGGGCCACGCTCACACTCAATGACAGCAGACGGTTCACGACCAGCATAGGCGGTCTTTGACGGTCCGCGGTAGGTCCATACCCACGGAGGAATACGTTCGTAAAGGGACAGCCCTAACCATGCTAAGAGAGGACGAAAACTGTTTCCGCTCGTCGTCATCACCTGGTAGAGCATTGACATCTTCAAAAGGTCTTGTAAAGATGCCATTGCTTGAATAGGACATTTTGGGTTGGAAAATTTAACGTCCAAGGCACTTGTCGAGGGTAGGAATGCCTTCGTGGACAGGCTTGGAGCGCTTGAGGCGAAGTTGCTGCGATGCTTTGTTCACCGTCTCGTTAGACAGGGAGACATAGGACTTCACATCACGGACCGACGCCTGGGTGTTCACGGACGGCATATAGAGGCGGACAGGAGGCATAGCAAGCTGAAGTGGCTTTGTGCAATTGCGGAAGAATTCGCGATACTGCTGAATATCTAGATTTCCTCCAAAGAGACGGAGGACACGCCTGTCAGGGGCAGGCTGGATATCTTTGTCATCGGAATACAATCGACGGTAAAAACTACGTAGAAGCGAATGACGAATCCAGCGTTCGGACTCGGTAAGATACGGCTCCTTGTAAATACTGGCAAGAGCACACTCTGGACTACAGAAGTTTCCCTCTGCAGTATAGGAATTCGTGTATACATCGTAGTGTGTAGGAATCACAAAGGAATCCCCAGAAAATCCGTGGCAGCACCATAGACAGGCCGCCCCCTTCGAATACGATGTGGACAAGGATAGTTTGGTCATGAGTTCATGAATCACATTCTCGTCAAACCGCCGTTCCTGGGTCTCTGTTGTCTGTAGAATATCCGAATACTGTGTTGGTCCGACACTTCCTGATGGAGCAGGAACATCTACACGTTCCTCGTCAAAATCAAACTCCTTTCCTATTCGCAGGAAAAAGATCACAGGCGGAAGTTCAACTTTCTGTGTTTCGTCTACAACCTTCTTAGCAGACTTCTTTCCCTTGGCTGGGGGCATTTACATGAATATGTCTTTTCCCTGTAAAACGGACGGCCGTTTTCTCTAGCTGGGGGAGGGTACACCCAAAATGGCTGAAGCATACAAGAAGCACACGCACCGCGAGCATATCCTTTCGCTGCCCGATACCTATGTCGGGTCTATCGAGACGACGTCGGAAATCATGTATGTAGTTGAAGGGGAGTCGTTCAAGGAGAAGATGCTAGTAGGCTTTAATCCTGGATTCTACAAGCTGTTTGATGAGATCGTGGTCAACGCCCACGATCAGGTGGTCCGCATGCGGCAGCGTGCGTCAACCAATCCTGTGAAGAATATTACGATTGAAATTTCAGCGGACAACAAGACGATTACAGTGGAGAACGATGGCGAAGGCATTGATGTTCTGGAGCATCCCGAGTATGGGGTGTGGGTTCCTCAACTGATCTTTGGCGAGCTGCTGACCTCCACAAACTACGATAAGGAAGAGAAGAAGCTGGTGGGTGGCAAGAACGGCTATGGCGTGAAGCTGGCGAACATCTTTGCGAAGAAGATGGTGGTGGAGACCGTGGACTCGGTCCGCGGCAAGAAGTATACGCAGGTCTGGGAAGACAACATGACGGTGGTGAACAAGCCCAAGATCGTCGCGTGCAAGGGCAAGTCCTACGTCAGCGTGTCCTGGACCCCCGACTTCGGGCGATTCGGTTTGGCGGACATCAATGGGGATCTGGTGGGCGTGTTTCGTCGGCGGGCGAGCGATCTTGCGATGACGGTGGGGAAGGATGTGAAGGTGCACTGGAAGCATGGGGAGGAAAAGACGCTGATCAAGTGCCGCGACCTGACGGCGTATGCGGGCGAGTTTGTGACTACGCCTGTGGCGGCGCACACGAGCGATCGGTGGAATGTGGTGGTGGCGGACACGCCGATAGACGGGTTTCTGCAGGTGTCGTTCGTCAACGGTATCTGGACGTCCAAGGGCGGGACGCACGTGGACTACGTGGTAAACCAGGTGGTAGGGAACATCGTAGAATATCTGGAGACGAAGAAGAAACTTAAGGTCAAGCCTTCGCTGGTGAAGGAGAATATTGCAGTATGGGTGACGGCAGCAATTGAGAACCCTGCGTTCTCGTCGCAGACGAAGGAGGCACTGACCACGAAGAGCACGGCGTTCGGCTCGACGTGCAAGCTGCCGGAAGAATTCTTCAAGAAGTTGCGATCAAAGCTGGAGTTGGTGGACAAGCTGGTGGTGGCCCAGAAAGAAAAGGACGAGAAAGAGAACAAGAAGAGTGATGGACGGAAGAGTTCTAAGATATACGGTATCCCGAAGCTCGACGATGCCGCCCTCGCAGGTACCGCCAAGTCTGCCGAGTGCACTCTCATCCTCACAGAGGGCGACTCCGCCAAGGCGATGGCTCTCAGCGGCCTTACAAAGGCTCAACGCCAAACTTTCGGAGTGTTCCCTCTGCGGGGCAAAATCATGAACGTGAAGGACACGTCGGGGTCCAAGATCGAGTTGGCGAAGGAGATCGCCGAGCTGAAGAAGATTGTTGGCCTG